ACTGAATCCTGAATATAGCGAAGATTTAAACGGTAATGGAAAATTAACAAATCGAGAAAACAATCAACCATATAATGGTGATCTGAATATTAACTATAATAATCACAGTTGCGAAGATTTTGTGGAATGGTAAAAAAATGATTATCCTACAAATCGGTAAAGGTGTCCAGTGTTACAACCTGCCAAAAGACATTACAAACAAAGTAATTGCTGATCTTACTTTTATTAACCCAAAGTATATAAATGCTCAACGACATGGGGCATATATTTCATTTAATACACCTAAATACCTGCGGTTTTTTGAAACTAGTAAAGATCAGAAAATTATCTGGATACCTCGTGGATATTTATGGTATTTACAACAGGCTTTGAAATCAAAAGGTCTCGAATCAAAAATTGAGGATAACACTTTAACATTTGAACCACTTAATCTGAAGTTCCAGGGAGTATTAAGACCATACCAAAGAAAAGCAGTGCATCAAATGGTCTCAAGATATCCTCAAGGTGTACTTGAAGCTGCTACCGGAGCAGGCAAAACTGTTATGGGCTGCGGTATTATTGTAAAAAGAAAACAGCCAACACTTATTATTGTTCATAATAAAGAACTGCTTTGCCAATGGCAGAGAGCAATCCAAAAGTTTTTGCATTATGACTGTGGCCTGGTTGGAGATGGAAAATTTGTTATTAAAAACATAACTGTAGGAATTATCAACACAGTAAGAAACAAAATAAATAATTTAATGTATGAATTTGGACATATCATTATAGATGAATGTTTCCCTGCTGGAACTATTATTGATGGCAAACCAATCGAACAATATAAAGTAAGTAATTATGTCAATTCATTCAATCACAAAACCAGAAGAATTGAAAAGAAAAGAGTAACACACCTTTTTAAAAAGAAACCAGAAACACTTTGTACAGTTAAACTTGTAAGTGGCAAAGAAATTACCTGTACTGAAAATCATCCATTTTATACAAACAAAGGATACCTGCCAGCATCACAATTAAACAGTGAATTTGTGTACATAAATACCCAATCTGAAGTGGGAAAATTTGAAAAAGTGGAAAGTGTTACGATTCACAAACAAACAAGTGGATCAGGATTTGGATCACTGTGTAAAGACGGTTATGTCTATAATATCGAAGTAGAAGATAATCATAATTACTTTGTTGATGGAGTTCTCGTGCATAATTGTCATCGTACTCCGTCAACAACATTTACAGAGACACTTAAAATGTTTCCTGCAAGGTATTACTTGGGGCTATCAGCAACACCATTCAGACGTGATGGACTGGGCAAAGCTATTTATTGTCATATTGGAGCCAAATTACATGAAGTTAATAAAAAAGAATTACAGAATACAGGTGCAGTCCTGAAACCGTTAATCATTAAAGTAAGAACACAATTCAGGATAATAAACTCATTCACTGAAGACATAAAATATTCACAAATCATAAAACAATTAGTAACAGACGATACACGAAACAATATCATTATTGATACCGTGTGCAAAGATATTAAAAGATACAAAGAAAACACATTAATTGTATCAGATAGAGTATCACATTGTAAGGAATTAGCAGATAAATTAAAAGATAAAGAAATTTCCTGTCATGTATTATCAAGTAAAGTTAATAAATCAAAACGGGCTGATATTGTAGCAGATGTTAAAGCTGGTAAATGCAAGGTATTGATTGCTACATTATCATTAATTGGGGAGGGTTTTGACGCACATAATCTAACAGCTTTACATTTAACAACACCAATAGCTTTTAGTGGTAGATTACTTCAGACTATCGGGAGAGTACTTAGACCCGGAAAAGGAAAAGTGCCCAGAGTTTTTGATTACAGAGATGATAATATAGGGATACTACGCAATTCAGGTATTAAGAGAAATGCAGTATATGAGAAAGAATGGGGTGTATAGACTGTTAAAACCAATGCGTAGGCGTTCAAGAGACAAATACAAAAAGATTCCACTAAATCAAATAGATATTAGAGGAATCTTTGATAACCTTGGAATACCATACACAGAAAAAGGTAAAAACGTATCTCATGGATGGATTGGCGTTACATGTCCTTTTTGTGATGATCTATCTAACCACCTTGGAATCCACCTAAAAACAGGTACTTGTTCTTGTTTTAAATGTGGAGAAACAGGAACAATAATAAAATACCTCAGTGAGAAACTTAATTCATTTAATAAAGCAATCCAGGTGCTGGAAAATTCTATACCAAGAGAATTAAGATCACTCCTCGAGGAGAGAAAAAAAGAAAAAATAACTCGTGTTAATCTGCCAAAAGAAGCAAAAAGACAGATTACACCATATCATGCAGGATACTTACACTCAAGAAACTTTGATTATAAAAAAGTTACCGAAAAATACAACCTGCATTTCTGTGGACCTGTTGGTGATTGGGCTAATCGAATAATTGTTCCAATTATTAATAATTATAGATTGGTTACTTTTACATCAGTGGATATTTCAGATGAAACCAGGATGAGATATAAACACCTGAAAGCAGAAAAATCTGTAATACCTGTGAAAGAGTATCTGTTTGGTCTTGAACACACAGATGGACATTCATGTTGTCTTACAGAAGGGTTATTCGATCAATTCAGAATAGGTTCAGGTGCAGTTTGTAGTTTTGGAGTAAAACTAACACCAAAACAAATAAAACTGTTATCTAAATTCAAAAGAGTTTTGATATGTTTTGATGGAGACGAAACAGGAAGAAAAGGAGCAAATAAAATTGCAAATGATATTTCTGTCTTTTGTGATGTTGAAATTCTTAATCTTCCAGAAGGAACTGATCCTGATAAATTATCAAAAGATGATATTGAATTCATCAGGAGTAAAATAGGTAAAAATTGAAAAATCAACTAAGGAGAATAAAATGGGGAAATGGCTACACAATAGAAATCCTGCTGATTTAATAAAACCAAGAGTCAACAAAAATATTGAAATTGTTGCTGATCTTATTAAACGACACAAAATGTTACAAGCACCAGTAAAATCAGAATATTATGGCACTTGGTACGAAATAACTATCCCAATAGGTAAAGACCACACAGCAACGTTGTTATTATCAGACGATGCGATGAATGAAATCAAAAGAGTAACTGAAAAATAACCAAAAATAATCAAAAGTGATTGACTTTTGATGCATGTAATAATAGTATGGTTACTATCAAAGATGCAGTGAAGCAGCTGGCACCTGTGGAGTGTCTTTGGTGAACGAAAGATAGATAATAGGCGCAAAAACATAATTGAATATTAAAAGCTCCATGAGATGGGCTTTGACTGAGATTTATTAGTGTTCGCCAAACACACGCGCCTTTATCCTACTTTTTAGTAGTCTTTCGGTCGAAGTCAAAACTTGTCTCACGGGGCTTTTTTGTTTTGGAGGGAAAAATGGACAGAGAATTTAAAGGGATATGGATTCCACAAGAAATATGGCTATCAGAACACCTATCATTGCAAGAAAAAATAATCCTTGCGGAAATTGAATCTCTCACTCAAAACGACAAAGGATATTGTTGCGTATCAAACAAATATTTTTCAGAATTTTTTGGACTCTCACCTAGTAGAATTTCACATATAATATCAGATTTGAGTAAAAAAGGCATTTTAGATACAGAAAATGTCAAAAAAGGTAAACAGATAATTGAACGAAGAATAAGAATAAATACAGACGCAGAGCTATTGTGAAAAATTCAATCAGGTGAATACAAACTAGGAGAATAAAATGCGACATATCTTAAAAGAACTTAATCAAAGACCTATTGCGTACTACCCAATATATAGAAAACTGACAGGTAGCCTACAAGGAGGAATTTTACTGTCTAAAATGATGTACTGGTTTTCTAAGAAAGATAAATTCTGTAAAACCAACTACGATTTCCGAGAAGAAGTAGGTTTAACAGACCACCAAATGAGAACAGCAAAAAAGGCAATCTGTGATCTGCCCTTCATAACAAAAACAAAAGAACAGATACCAGCAAAAACTTTTTACGAAATAAATTGGGAAATCTACGAAAAAACAATGACTGAATTTGTAAAAACTGGTACAGTTAGTAGGAAATCAACAAACTAATATCTGGAGAGAAAAATGAAAGGAAATTGTGATCCTCAGTTCATCGAATTAACAAAATTAGACCTATTTGGGCCGCAAATAGATGTCAATTGGTACAGGCATATCACATCAAAAAATGGATTACCCTATTTCCCTGCAATTCTCATGTTAGCAGATGCTGTATATTGGTCAAAACCAACAGCAATTATCAACGAAGAAACAGGAAAAATCATAGAATGTAAAAAAGAAACAGAAGATAAGTACCTCCTAAGATCAGCTGCTAATTATAACACACTATACGGGCTGAGCAAGAAACAAGTTGAGACGGCAAGAAGTAAACTTGTGGAGTTAGGTCTGATCCGACTTGAAGAAAAATTGACAATGACAAGTAACAACAAAACAACTTCTCTAGGATACTACACAATTCCTGTGATTGAAAACATTAAAAAAATAACTAACAATACATCATACAACTCTTCCAAATCAAACAATCATAAATAATTTTTATTTTGGTGATAAAAATGAAATATGGAGAACAATTCAACCCATTTGGATTATTTAGAGGATTATTTGTACCAAATTGCATTGCACAATCAGATCTATCAGATTCAGCAAAATTATTAATGGGAAGATTATTTCAGTATGCAGGAAAAGATGGTAACGCATTCCCAACAAGAAATAGTCTTGCTAAGGAACTTAATTGGAAACTTTCAAAACTTGATCGTATGATAAGATATCTTAAGGATTATAAACTCATTAAGACATTCCAAGAAGACGAACATTCCCCATCAACATATATTTTTTTGTATCATCCTATATATGAATCTACTACTAAAAATAACAGTAGGGGTACTACTAAAAATAACAGTAGGGGTACTACTAAAAATGATAACCATAAAGAGTTCAATAAAGAAAAAGAAAATAAAAAAGATATATCTAAAGATATATCAAACACCTCTAGCGAGGTGAGTTCTTGCCCAAACCAAGAAGGTGAGCAAGAGCCTTTGATTAAAAACAAAAAATTTGAAAATTTTGAAAATTTTGAAAAATTTAAAAAAAGAAAAAAAGAAAAAAATTTATCCCGAAAAATTAAAAATTCGTGCGGCTTTTCGGCAAGACTAAAAAAATTAGATAATTCTAATAATTCAAAGCCGCCTAAAGCAAAGTACAAACATACTGTTTCTGATTTCAGGAATTATAATGAACTCAAGTCTCATGGTATAACAAAACATAAACCAGGGACTAAATCTGAGATTAATTCTCTTGATAAACTTCATGCTTTGTTTGATCCTCGTTGTAAGCCTCCATATTATCCTGTTCATATTCCAGAGAGCTTTATTGACTATAAATGGACAATAGATGATCTTATCGAGATTTTTACATTTCATCTTGAGAATGCACCAAAGTTTAATATGAAACCTGTACGGTCAATCGGTAAGTTTATCTTTTCTGAGGGATTCAATGGACGCAAATCATGGTCACCTTTGTTATTCTGGGCACAGAAAATGTTAAAGTTAGATGGTTCTTTGACCAAAGAGGGTGAAATTTTATTCAAGATAATGAAACACAAGGATATAAGAGATGTTGAAACTATTGATTCTTATATTTTGAATAAAGTTGCAAAAGAATTGAAAGAGAAAGAAGAGGTGTATTTTTTTGTTGATACCACTTCACAGCATATAAACTATCCTGCCGGGATAATAAGTGCGTTTGTCAATTATGTTAAAGAAAGAGCAAATAACATGAGTTTCAAGTTGGTGTACATAAACAAAAAAGGATTTGTTGACGAGTTTTTGGATGATGCGGTAAAACGCAATACATTAAGAAAAAGCTCAGGTAGGTTTAACATCAATCTAGGATAGTCTCATAAAACGCTCGTAAATGCGTTCTAAGCAATCTTTTAAAAATATATATAGTTTGGTGTATGGAACACCACAAACGTCCAAATACGGGCTAAATACGGGCTAATAAGGCTATGATGATGATTAAGAGCAGGTCAGTATCAGTAACAGAGGAGAAAAGGATCGTAACTGGTTTAATTACTTCTACCAAGTTTACCAAAATAATATTACCTGTTCTTGATCTTGCTTATTTCACTAATTCTTATTTAAGAATTCTTGCTGAATGGTGTATAGCTTTTTTTGAAGAGCATGAAAAAGCACCATTTAAACACATTCAGGATATTTATGAATCCGAATCACACAATCTGAAAGAATCAGAAGCTGAATTGATTGGTGATTTGCTCAATATGTTATCAGAGCAATATGATGAGGATTCCATAAATGTTGATTATTTAAAAGATTGTGCACTTGATTACTTCAGGAAAAGAGAACTGGAAATTGTTGTAAACAATGTTTCTGTCCTGAAAGAGAAAGGTGAATACGATGCAGCAGAAAGTGAAATTGACAGGTTCACAAGAGTTACTCTTGAGATAGATTCTGATGCTATTATTAATCTTGGTGATATTAATCAAATTGCAGAAATATACAGACAAAGAGATGAAGAAGATAAAAACTTTTTTCAACTTCCAGGCGATTTAGGTCGTTATCTTGGAAATCATAAAAGAGGTGATGTTGTTGGTTATTATGCACCAGCAAAACGAGGTAAGTCCTGGACACTTGTTGATAATTTTAAACATGGGATTCTCTCAAAGAAACGTACAATGTTTTGGTCTATAGAAATGACAAAAACTGAGATCATCCCTCGTATTATGAAAACATTTGAACCTATGGTTGGTGAAGGTGGTGAACATACATTTCCTGTATTTGATTGCAAAAGAAACCAAACAGGGGAATGTAAAGATCGAGAATCAGAAGTTATTATTTATGATGGTATAGAACTTATTGAAGATCCGGCACATAAACCATGTACAAAATGTATGAAACGTTTTGGACAAAAAAGTACACATAAATATAATTTTGAAATGACAGTTTATCAGGATACAATTTTCAGGAAACCTGATGATATTTTTACTGTCCAGGACAAAATGAAGTCCATGAAAAGACTTTTTAATAAATATGGAAGAGTATCAGTACACCCTAAATATACTCTTACGTATGACAAAATGATGCGGGATATTGATGTTGTGTATAAGATGGATGGATACATTCCTGATATTCTTATAATAGACTATATTGATATTATGGATATTAATTCAAACTTTGATGATTATAGAGAAATAGATGAAAAATGGAAACTCATGGCAAAAATTGCAGGCGAATTAAATGTTCTTGTAATCACAGCAACACAAGCAAATAAAGAAGGACATAAAGCAACTGTTCTTGATTCCACACACCAAAGTGGGTTCTATGGAAAAAACCAGCATGTAAATTTAATGATAGGAATAAACCAGACACCAGAGGAAAAAGATCAAGGGATTATTAAATACGGAATTACTGAAGCAAGATCACAATACTATGTTCCTGGAAAAACTTGTGTAGTACTTCAAGATGTTAAAGCAGGACAAGCATATCTTGATTCTTACTACGATGAGCACCAAAAAATTGTAATTCCAAAAAAGATAGATTATAAGAGAGGTTGAATTATTAAAAAATGTTGATAGGGTTCACAGGAAAAGCAGGTGTAGGCAAAACAACAATTGCAAAGAAACTACAAGATTACAAAGGGTTTCTTGTAAAATCTTTTGCAAATCCTTTAAAAGAATCTTTAGTTACTCTTACCGGACTGCCTATGTGTCATTTTACAGATAGTTTTCTGAAAGAACAATCAACAGAGTTTGGTAAGACACCTCGTGAGTTAATGCAATTATATGGTACTGAATTTGTTAGAAATATGATATGTGAGCACTTTTGGGTTATCAGAATGAGACAAGAACTAAATTCTATTGGGAGGGTTGATGTAGTAATTGATGACGTGCGGTTTGAAGATGAAGCTCAATTAATAAGAGAACGAGGTGGTTATTTGATCCATTTAAAACGAGATTTTGAAAGTCCTACAGATAAAACAGGACACAAATCAGAAGCCGGAATTACCGTGAAAGAGAATGATATTGTCATTGATTCTGGAAAAGAAAATGCAGAATGGACTTACGAAACTGTCAGCTACCATCTGTTTTAGCTGAGGTTGAGTTTTGTGGAGGAAAATCTATGCGGATCGTACCTAAATCAGCAACCATCTGGGGTGAATGCCCCACAGATTATGATACATCTATTCTTTGGTTAGAGAGGGGCGGTAGGATTTGCTATCGTTCAGAAGATAAAATACACGAAGGTTCAGGTATAAAATTTGTAAACAATATTATTAAAGCAGGACATTTCCCTGTATTGGAGTTTTCTAATTTTGTAGTACGAACAAAAGACAAAGTAACTATCCCAAATATTAAGAAAAATGAATATAAAAATAAATGGGATTCTCCATTTCTAAAGTTTCATGTTTTATATGATAAAGTTTATATAGGGGGTAACTTTAGAGCTTGGATGGAAAAGTTAGAATTACCCCATATAATAGATATTTTTGATTATTTTAATAATCATCATAGTTTGGAAATTGTTACAGATTCTTCTGAAATTCCACGAGAACTAAAAGCAGTAATTGTTGAGTTTATTACATCTAGAGATGTTACTCATGAATTAGTTAGACACCGTCCAGCATCATTCCTACAAGAATCCCAGAGATATGTAAAATATGATGGGGCACTCAAAGTAGTGGTGCCTTATCAATATGAGGATATGGATATTATGGTTGAACGTTATAACATTTGGAAATCTGGCGTGGAACATGCTGCACAAACATACCGTAAGTTAAGGTCTCTAGGAGAAAAAGCACAAGAAGCAAGGGCTATTCTACCTAATTGTACAGCCACTAAAATTGCAGTACGAGCGGACTTACCTGAATGGGATCACATATTCAAGATGAGACTTGCTAGTGGTGCATTTCCTGGCATTAGGCGTTTACTTCAACCAGTCAAAGAAGAATTTGAGCAAAGAGGCTGGATTGGGTGAACCACCGCACCCGCAAGGGGTGCGGTTTCCTGATTCAATAATTTCTAGCCATCTTGTGTTTTTCAGCAACATATTTGTTATTTACACGAATAACTTCCTTCGGAAGTTTATATGCCATATCTTTATCAACAAAATCGAGAACTTTATTGATAAATTGCTCAAT